CCACCTTAGGGTGGTGGTACCTGCCATGTTCAGGGAAATGAGTTCGGGTAAGTTCGTCTCTAGCGTACTCGGCCTCTTCTTTTGTTGCACAACACTTGTAGAGTCTTTTGCCATCCACTCTTATAGCAGCAAGCCAGGGGTTACGCCTTTTGCCTTGATAGAATACTATACCTTTGCCATGTTGTCCATGGCCAGCTCTGTTTTGGCCGTTTTCGCTTCGGGTTACATGGCGCAGATTTTTCCTTGTGTTGTTAAGTTTATTACCGTCAATGTGATCTATTACACTGCCTTTGATTGGTCCAAGGACAAGTTTATGCATGTATGTTGTACCTTCTCCCAATCCTGTAGTAGCAGCATAGTCCATACTTGCAAACCATTTATATTTACTTACCAACGGGTAATCCGAATCATCAACAAGCGCATGCCCCACTACTTTGTTATTGAACCAAACTGGTACTTTCTTCATAGTCACGGTACTCCTTTAATTATGATATATTCTAAGATTATACTATAGAAAGGTGGACCAAAATGGCTCGAAAACCGAAACTTGGGAGTGGTAAGCGATTTGCCAACCTCAAAAGAAAGTTAGCGAGAAAAGGAGTGAGGAACCCTTCGGCCCTGGCTGCAAGCATAGGAAGAAAGAAGTACGGTAAAAAGCGTTTCCAGAAGTTGGCCGCTCGCGGACGCAAGAGAAGGAGGTAGCATGCCTTTTCGATCTGTGAAACAGCGAAACTTTATGAGATGGAAGCACCCAGCAATTTACAAGCGCTGGAAGAAAAAGTACGGAACAAAGATCCGTCCTAAAAAGAAGAAAAGGAGATGAGCAATGGCACCTAAAAAGAAACCGATCGTTGAGGACCCTGAACCTGCTGCCGAGGTCCCACAAACCACAACCCCGGTCCAGGCAAAGCCTGCGGGTGGCGTCACTCCCCGCTGCATAGCCTGTAAGTACATTGAACTCGGACTGCGCGGTCCTACGTGCGTGAACCCGAGCTCCATATACTACAACGTGCGTGTCAGAGACGAGGACAGTTGTGGCTTCTTCACCGCAAAAGCGTGAACCAGTCAAGTCGGTCTTGAACGACCCGTTCCTTCAGCTCTTTCTAGCGCAGAGGCAATCAGCACTAATGCTTGTCGACGCGTTAGAAAGGGCTTTGGGGATTACACCCACGACCGCGGAGATTCGGCAGTGGTACAAATCTTCCCACGCCGAAAAGCCAGGAATAGGGTATAATCGTATCGAACCATAAACCGCTGCAGAGCGTAAACTGAAAAGTGAGGAACAATGGACGCAGACAAAGCATTAATCGATCAGATCTTAGCCAAGCCCGAGCATGAGCGGACTTCAGTTGAGTCAGCTTATTTGAAGGCAGTAGAATCCACGTCAGACAGTGATGTGGATTGGGAAAAGGCGTTCAAGCACCCGCGGTTCAAGAAACTTGTGGATGAGAAGAACAAGGCGCAAGAAGAATTGGACGCGATCCGTGCGCAGGCCAAGGCAGCTGAGGAAAAGCGCAAACAGGACAACCAAGAATATATGTCGTTGTACGAAAGCGCTAAAAGTGAGCTTGAGACTGAACGTCAAAAGGCAGCTCGAGCCACCGCCCTAGAAGAGGTTTTGACGAAGACCCTTGAAGCTGAACTTGAGCTCCTGACGCCTGATGCTAAGAAGTTAGTCCCCGCAAAGCTCTCCGTCGAAGACAAACTTGCGTGGATCTCTGACAATCGCGCTACCCTGGTCAAGTCAACTCCAGTCGATATTGGCGCGGGGTTACGACTGTCAGGTAACAATGGAAAACCACCAAAGTCAAAGACCCCAGAGTTGTCCCCTGAGGAAAAGCAGGTGGCCGCGACTTTTGGGTACACTGCTGAGGAATACGCCGCGTTTCGTGTGGATTCCCCAGAGCCGTTCCAGCGAACTGTGAAACAGTCCGCTAAGATACAAGCAGAAGAATAAGGTATTCAACCAGAGCATTCGTCCTCTATGACGCAAAACTAGCTGCCCTCTGGATAAACAAATTTACACAAGGAGAATTTCTATATGGCAGCACCAGCTTATGCTTGGGAATTCGTTTACGACCTCATGGGCAACCGTGTTCCAGTCGTAGCGACCCTCGAAGCGTCAGCCAGTCTTGAAACTCTCGAAGGAACTTTGTTGGTCGTGGCCTCTGGGCAGGTCGATGAAGCTACTGCGAGCGTTGTTGCTCCGATTGGATTGGCGCTTGAAAAGACACCCGCGGCTTTGGCTGCGGGCGCCCCTGTAAAGGTGGCGATTATCGCTCCTGGAATGGTCATCAAAGGTAAGGCTTCCGCTGACGCCTCTGCCCTTTCCGGATTTAGTGGGAAGACCGTCGATCTTGCGGCAGACGGACGTTTGGACGTGGCTGACACGACCAACGGCTGTTTGTCTGTGCTCCGCACTGAAGACGCCGGACTTACTGTTTACTGCGTGTTGACCAAGCACGCAATGGTCGGATAAAGGAGGAGTAGAAAATGGCATCCCCAATGATATCCGAACAGTGGCCTCGTTTCGTCCTTCCCATCATGCGTCGGGAGTGGTTCCTCCGCATGACCGCGATTGGCGCTCCTGTCTCGCAGTTCTACGGCATTCAAACGTCCAACGCTGCGCAGGAATATTCACAGGGTATCGGTGACTTCGGAACAGTTCCGGAGTACAACAGCTCTGCGGCTGAAGGCAACCCCGCCGCGATCGCGTACGATACCTTCAACCCCCTGTACGAAAAGACGTTCATCCACAAGGAATACGCTCTTGGCACCGCCATCGAGCGCAAACTGTGGGATGACAACCAGACTGGCCTGATCCGCCAGCGCGCTCGTGTCCTTGGCAACGCCTTCGGCACGACCGTTGCTATGCAACAGGCGTCTGTGTTCAATAACGCCTTTTCTGCGTCATTCCCTGGTCCGGACGGTGTGGCTTTGTGTGCCACGAACCATCCGGCTCGCCCGGGAGATCCTGCTACTCAGCAAGCGAATAAAGTCACGGTGGCGTTTGATTACGCTGGCGTGGTTGCGGCGCTCGCTGCAGGCAAGAAGTTCAAGGACGATCGCGGCAACCCGCTTCCTTCGATCTTCACCCGCTTGGTGGTTCCGATCGAGCTCGAGGCTAAGGCCTATGAGATTACGAACGCCATCAACAAACCAGGTACAGCTGATAACGATGCCAACTTCCTCGGCTCACAAGGCCTGCAGGTCGTGGTCGATCCTTATCTGACATCAGCGAAGAACTGGTTCTTGATCGATCCGATGAAAGCGCAAGACCACCTGTTGTGGTACTGGCGCGTACGTCCTGAGCTTGCTCTTGACCCCACTAGCGACTATAACTTGGTCGCTAAATACCGCGGATACTACCGGGCCTCTTTCGGCTGGGACGAATACCGCTGGATTTATGGGTCAGAAGCTCCGTAATTAGGGATTCCCACTCTGGTCGAGAGTGGTTTGTCCTCCTCGCTTGAGGGACCTGTGTCACGGCAGGTCCCTCTTGTGGGAACGAGTTAATCGGGTGAGTCAACCCTAGATTCCGAAAGGATACTCGAAGAAAATGACATTCTCAGCTACAAACATAGAAAGGAGTACCTAACATGGGTGCTACACATTTTTCAGGTCCAGTGGTCTCAGACGCTGGTTTTGTTGGACCTAACGCTTCAGTTCCTAAACTTGCTGCTGTTGACGGTGCTTTGAACGTCACTACTGGCCTGGTGGTTTTGACCAAGGGGACGGCTGGGGCTTACACGCTTGCAGCTCCAGTGGTCGGCGTGGATGACGGCAAGGTCGTTACGATCATCTCCGGCTCCGCAGCTGCGCACGTTGTCACACAAACCTCTCCAGGGTTCAATGGTGGTGGTGGCGCTTCGGACGTAGCTACGTTCGGTGGGGCCGTCGGCGATGGTCTTGTGCTTGTTGCCTACGGCGGCAGGTGGTTAGTCCTGAACAACACAAACGTTGTAATAGCCTAGGAGTTCCGCTATGGCCTATCATTTCGACCCCGCGTTAGCAGACGACGTCTCATTAGTTCGATTCCACATAGGTGATACGAACGGTGAGGGAGGCCACTTCCTTGAAGATGAGACGATCCGTTACTGGGTCACTACATCGGGTGTTCCGGAAGCCGTGATTGAGTGCATTCGCTACATCATCACTCAATTATCAACTCCCAATTTCGTCCAGTACTGGCTAGAGGTAACAAACGAAAAGGCTCGCGAGGGGTACGAGAAGATGCTAGCGGAGAAGATGAAGGAGTTCGGGATAAACCCTGCGAGTGGCATAAAAATCCAGTCAAAGATCTCTTTGCCGTATAGGTCTGATAGTTACATGACCGACGGAGACCAAGACGGTGCACCATGACAGGTCGTCAACTTCTTAACTCTAAAGTTGCGTTACAGTTGTCCTCATACACACGACATTTGGCCTATACAGATCGGATGCGGTATTATGAGCCTCCAGATCTAACAGTATTAGATGAGGCAGGCCACCCCTACCAGAATAACAATTTTGTGGAGGTGGATTGTGCACTAAATGACACTGTGGCGCGTTTGCAAGCGGAGTCAAGATGGAACGACCTGGCGGTCTTAACAGAGGTTATTGCAGAAGTGCATGTGACGGCGATAATACCACACGTAGGAGGAACTGTCGAACTTGTCGAAAGAAGCCATCTCCCGTTGAAAACAACTATCAGGTATGAAATTCTTGCTATTAGAGAACAGGGTGCATTTGGATTCCTGTGTGCTCTTAAGACGGTGAGTATATAATGCCAGTGCGCAAAATTGAGATTATCGTACACTCTGATGAGGTTGAGTTGGCGCTTAGAGCCATGAAGCCATCAAAGCAGTTGATGTCAGACATTGTGTATGGCGCGGGGAAGCCGGTAAAGGCGTTCCAAGAGCAGCATGCCCCTCGTAATTCAGGTGAACTAAGCAGATCGATTGCAATGAATTTGGTGGAGTCATCTGACACGGTCGCTGTGCTTGAGGTTGGCCCTACGGTCCCTTACGCGGTCTACATAGAGTACGGTACTGGTGTTTACGCTGAAGGTGGTCGAGGTAGAAAATCACCTTGGCAGTATATGACCCCAGCTGGCAACTGGATTACCACAATTGGTATCAGGCCTCAGCCATTTGTGCGCCCGTCGATCCAAGACCCTGTAGTTATCGAAGAGATGGTAGAAAATGTAGTGGATGTAATTATCCAGTCGTTCAGAGACGCAGGATTCTCAAATTATGACTAACACAGACATCGCCATAACCTTTCGTGCTCACATGATTAGCATTCCTGAAATTAATGCGGTATTCGGTGATAGAATCCATATAGATGATGTACCGCAGAATGCCATATACCCCTGCGCACGCATGATAGTGGTATCGGACTATCCGCGCCAAACACAATCTGGGACCGGCAGTGGTAAAGCCTTGCTTCAACTAGATGTGCTGTCACTAAGTCGCGTAGAAGTTGGAAGCGCTGGTGAGGTTCTTCGTGGAGTATACGATGGGTACCGCGGTCAGATCGGCGAGTTCACTACTCGAATATTTGTCAAAAATCTTACGTCTGACTGGATCGAGAATGCTAAAGTATATACAAGAATGGTTGAACTGGAGGTTGGTTATGTCAGACAAAAGTAATAAGGCGACGAACCCATCTCCTCATGGTGAAAAGAGGCGAGAACTTCTTTATACCGCGTCGAGATGGAAGAGCGTGGTCAACGTGTACAAGTGCGCGAAGTGCACGTTCTCAACGACAGATGAAGATGACATGAAACTTCATGTAACAAACCACGTTCCCGCCGAGCTCCGTAATCAAGTTTTAGACAAACTTGTTGCGGTAAAGCCAGATGGAGACTCAAATGGTTGAAACACTGCTGACTCCACAAATTCTTAAAGGTCCGTTCGACATAGTTACTGCGGGCGACCTTAACATAACTTTTGAATCTGCCGATAATATCAACGGGAACAGGTTCATAAGTACTGGGCGCGAGATCGTCTTAATGCACAATTCAGGCGCTTCAGTCGAGTTAGTAACGCTGATATCCACGCCAGATCTGTTCAATCGTATTAGGGACATCGCGTACTCTATCCCTGCGGGTGGTTTTGCAGTGTTTACCGGTGGTTTGACCAATGCCGCTGGCTGGAAGTGGACTGACGGTTCTGTGGTCATGTCTACCCCATCAGCTGCAATTAAATTTGCGGTTCTCCGCATACCTTAGGAAAGGAAACAACAATGTCAAACGCTTTTTGGGTGTACGGTAGTAAACTTCAGCTTGGTGACGGGCAGTCACCGACTGAAACTTTTGTGGATGTGGCGGAAGTGCGTGATATTACTCCCCCGTCCCTGTCTCGTGACGTTATTGACGTGACGAACCAACAGTCTACGGAAGGTTGGCGGGAGAAGATTCCGGGGTTCCGTGATGGTGGTGAAGTTACGTTCGAATGTAACTGGCTGCCAAAGGATGCCACACAGGATGGAACGACCGGTCTGTTGTCTACGTTCAACGACGAACTCAGCCACAATTGGAAGATCGTTCTTCCGGACACCATCTCGGTGGTGTCGTTCTCTGGGTTTGTGACTGGGTATGAGCCCGATATGCCGTTGGAAGAACAAGGTCAGTTATCCGTTACGATCACGGTGACCGGTAAAGTTGTAATCAACTAAACTAAATTCAATTACAAGGAGTGAGCAATGACTAGCTTAACCCGAGATTCTATTCTGTCTCTGAACGATATTGCTGTAAAGGAGTTGACCATCCCAGAGGATTTTCCTGTGTGGGGTGGCAACTCTTTGTTCATCAAGCCTTTGACCCAGGCTCAAAATGACGAGTACAAGCGCCGCCAATTTGGGGATATGCGCTTGAAGCAAAATCCATCTAAAACCACCACACAGCAAGAATTAACCTCTGTAAACATCTATGGTCATGACACATGGATTTTCGTGTGTGGAGTCTGTGACCAAGATGGTAAACCACTATTTACAGAACGAGATATTCCGGCTTTAGGGCACAAAATGGCTGGAGCTATTACATGGGTCGCTCAACAGATCCTTGACTACAGTCGAATGGGCGCTGAAGACAACGTCCAGGTCGTTCTGGAGGAAGACCTAAAAAACTTCTTAAAGACGAAGAGTTGATGTTCCACCTTCGTCTAGGATTAAAACTAGGCAAAAGTTTACACGAGATTCAAATGTTACCTGCTAAAGAGGTTCGCTTGTGGAAGTTATTTTACATGGTGGAACCTTGGGGCTTTGAGGAAGACGAGTTCAGAGCCGCTAGAGATTTGGCGTTTGTTCATAATATGAACGCAGGTAAAGGCAAAGGTAAACCTATTGCTAAGTTCGCTAGGAACATGCGTAAATTGTCGCTTCAGGTCATGGCTAGAATGGGCTCAGGTCTCCCGGATAAGCCAATTGATGTGGATTCAGTTGAAGGCCGTCAGGCACTTACAGAAACTGCAATAGCTAAGATCAAGCAAATGTTTCCTGGTGTCGTGGACGCTAGAAAGAAGTAACTCCTATGCCAAACGTAGTTATAGTCATAAAAGGTGATGCGTCACAGTACATTCAAGAATTGGACAGGGCTCGAGGTTCTACGAATAGCCTTGGGGCTGATCTGACCTACGTAGGTAGGAACTTGAGCCGAGCTGGAAGAATCATGACTGATGCCTTTACCGTTCCGGTTGTGGCAGGGATGAAAATGGCGTGGGAAGAAACTAAAAACTTTGACGTTCAATTGCAGAACATCGCGTCTATTGCGCCAGAAATAAACATTCCTGATCTAAGTACTAAGTTATTGCAGTTGTCAACAGCTGAACAATCCACTACAGAATCAGCCTCCGCTTTGGCAGAAGCGTTCTATTTTATCAAAAGCGCAGGGTATGACGCTGACCAGGCTTTGAGCATATTAGAGGTATCTACGAAAGCGGCCTCAGCCGGTCTGTCCGATACCACTACAGCCGCGAACGCTATTACAGGTATCTTGCACGCGTATGGGTTGAACGCTTCAGAGGCGTCTCATATATCAGACGTTTTGTTCACTACAGTCGACCAAGGCGTACTAACGTTCCAAGATCTGGCGTATGGGCTTGGTCGTGTTGCTAACACCGGCGCAAATGCCGGAATAGATCTGGAAAACTTGTCTGCTGCAATGATCGTTTTGACACGACGTGGTATACCTGCGTCAGAGGCCTTTACAGCTTTAGGCCAGGTCATGCAAAAACTAATTTCTCCAACTGCGGCCGCGAAAAAGGCGGTTACAAACTTTGGTTATTCCATGGAAGATCTGGACTTGCGTAAGCACTCGCTTACGGAAGTGTTGGCCACTATCAACGAGATCGAAGCGACTCACCCTGGAGCGATATTCGAGATATTCGGCAAGAACGTTAGGGCGCTAAAAGGTGTTCTGTCTTT